TTATCGTTCATCAGATACGGCTCTGCCTCAGCCAAAGCACCGTAAAGTAGCGCATCAGGGCAGTTCGCTAGAAATACATTGCTGGCATTTGAGTCACTCAGCAACGTAGGCTTGGCGTAATAGAGCATCTGAACCGTATAGGCTGTGTCTGGAATACGGGCAAACTGAATCTCAGTCGCTAAGACCGTATAGAACAGCGGCTTACCGCTTTCCGTAGTCGGCGCAGTTGAATAGAAGTCGTAAGGGCTTTTGTAAGAAATGCTCGTCACCGGATTGGTATCCAAGTGAATGTCACGCATTTCCAAAAAGTCAGAAGGCAACCCAATCTTAGAGTTGCCTCCTGTAGTAGTTGTCGTAGCAACGACCAACATTTGCCGGATTCTCAACTCTCTGCGGAGTCTTTCCTCGGCTAATCGGATAAAGTCAGGAATGACGGTAGATAGATCGCTACGAGCCAGATAGTTAGCTATCGTAGTTTTTAGATCGCTATAGCTCGTAAATGCCATGTTATTCCTCTAGCTGCTCAAAATCTTTCCAACCATACTCGTAAGTGCCAATATGCCGAATGTGCATCGATAACTCGTGATCTACATACGTCTCAAAGCCCTCAGAACCAGCCTTGACGCAGAAATACACATCCTCGCCACATACGCCACTAGCACCCCATCCAGCATCGAACCAAGGTCTCCCCGTCTTTTCAAACACTTCTCGACGGATCATCACAGCACCAAAACCCACCGCTGTGACCTGCTCGATACCTTCCTTACCTCTAGAGTCAACATTCGACCAGTTATGCACCAATGTCTCGCCATCCATGTATTTTGTCAGCATCTTGGCTGTAGGCGTTACAGGCTTTCGTCTAGTCGTAGCATTAACCCCAACAATCGGCACATTCCTACTTAGCAGAATCGTAATAATGTCGTGAGGAAAACGCATATCGCTGTCGATAAACAATACAGCGTCGCAACCTTCATTAAACGCCACCTCTGCTAACTTCTCACGCTGGTCAAATATCAGCGTTCCCGGCATTGTGTAAAGGCTTAGTCCACCTTTACCGTCCTTGCAACGAGTAGAGGCATCGTGTGCCGCCATCCTCGCAAAGTCGAAAGCAAAACCAGTATGCACCTCATCCCGGCATGGTACGCAAACACCAACTCTCATATAGTTCCCCGATACGTCTTACAGGCTTGACCAAGTTCTGTACCATTAAGAAACTGTGCGAATCTGTCCTGATCTATGACAGCAAAACCTCGCATAATTCCTTTTTGGTTCAGGTCATCAATCACAGTGTACGGAATCCTACCGATATGGTGAAACTCGTTAAGATGTCCTGTCCTCTGCTTATCAAACTCTCTTTGTAGCCTATTAGCCTCAAGAATGTCTGTGATGTCCTGCTTGGTCTCGATGACAATCCCACCGTCACCGTCCGCATGTACTGTCTGAGTCCGTATCGGTTTACTCATAAATTCCTTTGTAGGTAGCCCCCACCGTTAGGCAGGGGCTATTTGCTACTTATTACAGAGACATATCAAGGTCAGCAATGATGCCATGTGCGGCTTCATTCTTAACCTCAAGCGTTACTTCAGCCAGAAGCTGAGTATTCTCGCTGTCGCCGGTCTTAGCCAGATCATTGGTCTGGAATGGACGGAGATATGCAAGTGCTGCGTACTCAGGATCAAGTACCAGAGCATCGCGGGTACGCATGAAGCGGTTAGGAACAACCGACATCGTGCCAAAGTCCGACATATAAACGTCAGCAGCACCGATAATGGTGGTCGGAGTATTGCCCGGAGCCATGTAACGCTGTGCAGCGATACCAGCAAACGACGATACCTTCTGCTTACCAGCAGCACCAACCATCAGAATCTTCGGAGAACCGCCCGATACGAACACCTCGGAAACAACGGTCTTAAGCAGAGCCTCAGTGAAGGTACGCTGTGTGCCATCGGTACGGGTCGAAACACCGATAGTCGCAGGGTCAGAACCACCCGAACCAACGTCCGAGTTAGTCTTGATCCACGACAGGATCGAGCCGAGCTTACGAGCAACAGTCGATGTACCAGCCGAGCGACCTTGGTTAGCCAACAGGATGGTTTCCAGATCGCGCTTCAGTTCAGCCGATGCCTTAGCCAACTGATAAGCCTTTTCCGACTTACGACCAGCCTTGTTCACTGTGTCCAGAGTACCAGAAACCTGAACGGTCTTTTGGATGATCTGGGTGTAGTTACCAAGACGGACGGTAGGAGACAGAGTTGCCGATGTAGCGTCTGCACCTTCAACAGCAGCGTTAGCCGTAGTAGCAGCAGCCAACGAGTCAGTCTGCCACTCGTGATAAACGGCGGTAGCCTTAGTCTTGCCAATCGATGACATGAATGGTGTCTCAGTTGGCGAGATGTCATAGATGATGTCGGTCAAATCTTCGCGCTGACCAATTGCGCTATGTGCTGTAAATGTAGGCATGATTCAATTCCTCATAAAAAACGTTCAAATGCTTTAGCGGCATCAGCAACCCTTCCGGTCTGCTTTGCCCTAGCCTTAAGTTTTTTCATTTCATCGCTACTATCACGAGGCTGAGAAACACCCGATTTCATTACCTTCGGAGCTTCATTCACCTTCTTCGTGATACCCGGCTTTGCAGACTGTAATTTGTCGTACTGCATCGCCTTCCATAGCGTTAAAACTTGTCGAGAGTCATAAACCCCCGATAATTCCTGTTCCGAGAAACCTAGCTTCTGACCAAACTCACGCAGTTCTCGCCGAGCTACCTCACCCTTCTGTGGGTCAGCATATTCAGGTATTGCCTCTGCCAGCTTACGAGCTTCAGCCTGTATTACATGACCGAGTTGCTCCTGACGTTCCTGATCCTGCTGCTGTGCAATTCGCTGTCGTTCAGCCTGAACTTGAGCTAACTGTTTTTCCCGCTGTGATAACTCTGCAACCTTAACTGCGTACCCAATAGGGTCGGTTTCCTTCAGATACTCCAGATTCTCAGTTTCCGGCTGCTGGTTAAGCATCTGCTCAATCACCTGCAACCGTTCTGCGTATTGGTCACGCAGATACCTAGCTTCCTCGATACGCGCCTTCTCTGCTTCTACGGCTTTGCGTTCTTCTGCTACAGCTTGCGATTTCTTCGTATAGTCTGTGCCAAGTTGATAAGACTTGATAAGCTCGTCAAGCGTTACCTCTTTTTCTTCACCAGCGGCTTTAACGCGGTATCGAGGCTGCTCGGCTTCTTCTTCGCCCTCATCTTGTTCTACCTCCGATTCGTCCTCTGCTTGCGCTTCGTATTCCTCGGATTCGGCTTCGCTATCGTTGGATTCGGCTTGCGTTTCCGGTTGTTCCTGCTCGGAGCCTTCCTCGCTGCCCATCAATCCCAAGATAGCGTTAGCTGCACCACCAACGTCTAACTGTGTATTCCCTTCCGGGGTCATACTTCCAGTATCGCTCATATATAGTTTCCTAAATTATATCGGGAACTGCCCGACTCAGTTACAAAATTTTCAGCCGCTTTTCGTCTATCAACTTCTGTGCCGATAGGCTCTCAAGGTAGGCTTCAATCTTCTCGAATGACCTTAGTTGCTGGTAAGCGTTTTCCCTTACCGCTGCATCACCAAACTCACTCATAGCAAATTTGTTAATCTCTACTGACCTGAGTTCTTCCATCATTGCCTGAAAGTACTCATCTCTCAGCAGATTCTCAGCCCATTGGGATTTGTCCATTAGTACCCCAATAATCCTATAGGAACACGCAATTCAGTCGGCGACGCAAATGGAGACATACCCTGAGACTGACGATAGTTAGCAAATAACTCAGCCTTTCGGTACATATCATCAGTTACGTCATTTCCTCTAAGCAATGAATTAACCTCATCTTGCGTAAGGGTTGGAACCAACGCCGGAAAACTTCTACCGCTGTCATCCGTCATTGAAATCTCAGTAGCAAATCCCTCTCTTGCTGGCAACATTCCAAAATAACCCTTGCCCTTCATTTCTAGCGGCTCAGACATTTTTTCGGCAAATCTAGCACCGTAAGACCTAATCCCCTGCTGGATGATTTCGTCTAGCAATCCCATTTACATCTGCCTTGACGTCAAGTTACCTAGCTCTTTAATAGCCTTCAGGACAATATCAGCCTGTTTGTTACGGCTATCCTCGTCAGCCAAGTCCATCGCTAGAATCGCTTGCAACTGCTTGACCGCTAGTTCTGCCTCACGAATCCGCATATCTGCTGCGTTTTGCTCGGCTTTCATAGCAATCTCAATACCCTTACGAGTATATTCAGCCTCCATCGACTGCTTCTCTAGCTGGAGCTTTGCAGCCTCAATCTGAGCCTTAGCCTCTGTTTTCTCACGCTCTACCTGAGCTAACAGACGAGTAGCCTCTGCTTGCATATCTGGTGGCGGTTCCTGTGGCTGCGACATTTGAGCGTTCTGCTCAGGGCTGATTTCGTTAATGAAAGCCTTAGCATCCTTGAAGCCAGCCGATTCAATCAGTCTAGCCAAAGTATCCCGGTACTGAGCCACAGAGACAAGCGGATTACTCGGACCGAACTGCATCAAGGCTTGCTCCTGCTTGCCTAGAATCATCTGGAGCATAGCTAGCTTTTGATCCCGGTCACCTGAACCCAAGCCGACGTTAATAGCCACATCGTACTGATTCGTCCATGTACGAGGGTCAAACTGCACAAACTTGCCACGCATACGGACAATCTTGGCTTGGTCTTGGTACTTGCCCAATAGGTGCAAAATGCCCTTAAACAGCGATTTAACGCCTGTCTCAGCAAAGATTCGAGCAATCAGTTCCAACTTGCCAGAGTTCGACTTCATCATCGCGGCAATAGCCGTAGCCGATACGTTATTCAGCACGTCAGGGTCAAGACCCTGTTGCTGGTCGCTAACGCCTGTACGCTTAGCCTGAACTTGATCCATGTACTCAAGCATCGGGAAAGCCTGAGCCGTTACCGCAGGAACCTCGATAGGCTGCAAAGCACCAGCCGACTTCATGCGAATAATCCCACCCGGAGTAGCGTTTAGCGCATCATCCAAGTTCACCTGACCATCGACCACACCCAGACGGGCATTGTTCGTTAGGTACAGGTTGTCGAGCATTTGACGAGTAACAGTGGACTTGATTAGCTGAATGTCCATCGTCCGGTCTGCCAAGCTCTGACCAAAAAATTTATGCGGGATCGGGAT